CAACGGTATTTCGTTGCGTATCGTGCGTCAGTACGACATCAACAACGACCGCCTCCCCTGCCGTATTGACGTTCTGTATGGCTTCGCAGCTATCCGTCCTATCACTGCCGTCCGTCTCTGGGGCTAAATCAGTGGGGGCTTCGGCCCCCATTCGTAATTTATTTAAAGGAAATTTATCATGGCACTTTCTAATGGCACAGGCGGTTATCAAATCGGTGCAGGCGCAACTGACGAAGCAATTATGTTTGTTCAGGGCGCACCTACTGCATTGGCTGCCGCAGCAACCGCAACGGCTGCACAACTCCAAAATGGTCTGTTTACTTTTAACGGCACCGCTGGCAACTTAACATTGCCAACAGTCGCTTTGTTGGAAGCAGATATGTCTAGCGCACAAAAAGTCAATTCTGCATTTGACTTCTACGTCATCAATACCGACGCATCTGATGCTATTACTTTGGTTGTTGGTACTGGTTGGACTATCGTTGGTGTGGCGGCTGTATCTGCTGTAACTTCAGCTCACTTCCGTGCGCGCAAGACCGGCGATGGTTCGTGGACTGCATACCGCATCTAACGTAAAGAGGGCACTTCGGTGCCTTCTTTTTAAAAGGAAATGTTATGCCTAATACCAAACCAGTAGGAGTAGCCTACTCAGACCCTGATTTATCAGGCGCTACAATTGATAACTCGCCTATTGGCGCTGTAACACCTAGCACAATTGAAGGTACGACTGTTTATGCAGACGTAGAGATTGGCTATGCTGCTGCCGCTCAAGGTACAGTAACTCAGTTAACTAGTAAATCAACGGGAGTAACTTTAAACACTTCTGCTGGTCAAATCACGATGAACGCAGCTTCTTTGGGAGCTACTACTAACGTGACGTTTACGTTGACTAATAGCACCATTTCGGCTAAAGATGTGTTGCTTTTGACTGTTACTAACGGCACATCAGCGTCTTACAACGCTTTTGTATCTAGCATGGGCGCAGGATCAGCAACAGTAACTTTGCGTAACATTAGTGGAGGCGCTCTTGCTGAAGCAGTTGTTCTTAACTTTGCAATTATTCATTGCGTTTAACAAATGGGGGCTAAACACCCCCATCTACAAATGCACATTTATCTAAAACATCCAACCCACGGTACCAAGATTGCTACTATGGAGTTGGAAGCCGAATATGATGAAACAAAGGGCTGGGTGCGGTACAATCCCGATACGCCTGAAGTTGCAGTAGCGGAGCCAGTTAATACGCTAAAACGTCGTCGTAAAACTACGGAGTAAACATGGCCACAACAGCCAATGACCAGATCAACGGCGCTTTGCGCTTACTCGGCGTGTTGGCTGAAGGTGAGACGCCCTCTGCGGCTACATCGCAAGACGCACTTGTTGCGCTGAACCAGATGATCGACTCATGGAATACAGAGCGATTGGCTGTGTTTGCGACTCAAGATCAGGTCTTTTCTTGGCCACCTAATGCTATCTCACGCACCCTTGGTCCAACCGGCGACTTTGTAGGTGAGCGCCCAATCTTGGTTGAGGACTCGACATACTTCCGTGATGCTTCATCTGGCATTTCCTACGGTCTTAAACTGATCAATCAGCAGCAATACAACGGTATTGCTGTCAAGACCGTGACCTCCACCTACCCACAGGTAATGTGGGTCAACATGGAATACCCAGACATTACAATGACGGTCTATCCAGTACCTACCAAGGTGCTGGAGTTCCACATTGTGTCGGTCAAGCCAATAACAGCACCAGCTAACTTGGCGACAAACCTAGCGTTCCCACCAGGCTATCTGCGTGCATTTAAGTACAACTTAGCTTGTGAGTTTGCGCCTGAGTTTGGTGTTGAGCCATCGCCCACAGTCATGCGGGTTGCGATGACCTCTAAGCGTAACTTAAAGCGCATCAACAACCCAGATGACATTATGTCGATTCCTTATTCGATTGTTGGAACGCGTCAGCGCTTTAACATCTTTGCCGGTAACTTCTAATGCAGACACCTATCCTTGGCAGCGCATACGTTGCGCGCAGCGTTAACGCAGCGGATAACAGGATGATTAATCTCTTTCCTGAGATTGTCCCTGAAGGCGGGCAGATGCCTGCTTTCCTGAACCGTGCGCCAGGGCTAAGGTTTTTGCAAACTGTAGGCACAGGACCTATTCGTGGGTTGTGGGCGCATCAGACTAACGGCTCGGACTTCTACGTGGCATCAGGCAATGAGTTTTATAAGCTCAGTAGTCTAACCGGCACCCCTACGCTACTAGGCACGATTTCTGGCACAGGGCAAGTATCCATTGCGGATAACGGCACACAATTGTTTATTGCGTGTAATCCTCGATCGTATATCTACAACGAAGTTACAAACGGCTTTGCTGAGATTACTGACCCTGACTTTACCGGTGCAGTGACAGTTGGCTACCTTGATGGCTATTTCGTCTACAACGAGCCAAACAGCCAGAAAGTCTGGGTAACTGAGTTGCTTGACGGCACTCAGGTTGACCCCTTGTCCTTTGCAAGCGCAGAAGGCTCTCCCGACGGCTTAGTGGCCATTAACGTCAATCATCGTGAGGCTTGGTTGTTTGGCACGGATTCAGTCGAGGTCTGGTACAACGCAGGCTTGCCAGACTTTCCCCTGACACGCATTCAAGGCGCGTTTAACGAACTTGGTTGTGCTGCGGCTTTCTCTGTTGCCAAGCTAGATAACAGCGTGTTTTGGCTTGGTCAAGATGCGCGAGGCGAGGGCATTGTCTATCGCTCAGAAGGATACAACGGTAAGCGCATTAGCACCCACGCAGTTGAGTGGCAAATCCAACAATACGCTGATATGTCTGATGCGGTTGCGTACACCTACCAACAAGACGGTCATGCTTTTTATGTGCTGAACTTTCCTTCTGCTAACCAAACTTGGGTCTACGACGTAGCCACTCAGGGGTGGCATGAACGCGCAGGGCTGCTAGACAATCTCTTTACCCGCAACAGAGGCAATTGCCAGTGTAATTTTGAAGGCACAATTATTGTTGGTGACTTTGAGAACGGCAATATCTACGCTTTAGACTTGACCACTTACGCTGACAATGGCGGTCCTCAGAAGTGGCTGCGCTCATGGCGTGCACTTCCTACTGGTCAAAACAACCTAAAGCGTACCGCACAGCATAGCCTTCAATTGGTTTGCGAAACGGGTGTTGGGCTTGTTGTTGGTCAAGGTTCTGACCCTCAAGTCATGTTGCGCTTTTCTGATGACGGCGGACACACTTGGTCAAATGAGCATTGGGTTTCAATGGGTCAAATTGGCGGGTACGGCACACGCGCCATCTGGCGTCGTCTAGGCATGACTCAGAAGCTGCGTGACAGGGTCTATGAGGTGTCAGGCACCGATCCAGTTAAGATTGACATTATTGGCGCTGAGTTGATTCTAAGCGGCACAAATGGCTAATATTACCCAAATCCCTGCGCCTCGGATTCCAGTTGTTGACTCAAACACTGGGCTAGTTTCGGTGCAATGGTTTCGATATTTTAATAACATCAACACTATTGTAGGCGACGGCACAGGCGTTATTTCAGTAGGTTCCGGTGGAACAGGTACAGGCACCCTTCCTGCAAACGGTCAAATCTTAATTGGTAACTCTAGCGGCACTTATACTGTTGCAAACCTAACGGCAGGCGCAGGGCTGTTTAGAACCAATGGCAGTGGCTCACTTACGGTTGGCATATCCAACACAGGGGTAACTGCTGGATCGTATGGCTCGGCGTCTTCGGTGACCACGGTAACAGTCAACGCTCAGGGTCAATTGACGGTAGCGGGTGATGTGGCGATTGCGATCGCAGCGTCACAGATTACTAGCGGTACAGTGTCTGTTGCGCAAGGCGGGACAGGGATTGCCACATTAACGGCTAGCCGAATCCCCTATGGAAATGGCACAGCAGCGTTTCAATCTTCTGCAAACTTGACTTATGACGGGTCGGTGTTTACTGCAAAAGCGGATATTGTAGTGGATAAGACCATTACCGCTGCGGGCACTACCGGTGCACAAACAATTAATAAAACCGCTGGATCGGTTAACTTTGCTGCGGGTGCCATTAGTTTAGTTGTTACCAATAGTTTAGTGACAACCTCAAGCGTTATTTTAGCCACAGTTGCAACAGATGATGCGACAATGCGAGTTATGAAAGCAGTGCCTGGAGCCGGCAGTTTTACCTTAATCTCTAATGCGGCAGCCACGGCTGAAACCAGAGTTAACTTTTTGGTGCTGAATTAAATGGACGTAACGTACAGCGGCGTTTTAGCTCCTTCTGTTAGAAAACAGGTGGAAGCACTTCAGGCAGCAATGTCTAAAATGCCGCAATACGAACCTCCTACTGAGCATTTCTTTCATGGCGGTATGTATTGCCGACAAGTATGGCGTCCAGCAGGATGCACAATAGTTGGCAAAGTACACAAAAAAGAGCATTTTTATGTCGTAGTGTCCGGTACAATTTGTGTGACGACAGATGACGGCGTTCAGACTATAACTGGGCCTAAAGTTTTGTTAAGCCGACCTGGTACTAAGCGGGCGGTATACGCAATAACAGACGCACTTTGCATGACTTTTCATGTGGCAGAAGCCACGACAATTGAAGACGCAGAAAATGAGTTAGTTGAAGCCGACCCAAACAGTATGTTTGTAATTGGCAATAAAGTTAAAAATGAGGTATTGACATGACATTCGTAGCCGCATCAGTTATTGGAGGCGTCGCCACTCTTGCTGGTGCCGCTATGAGTTCAAGCGCAGCAGGTAAAGCCGCTAGCACACAAGCTGCCGCTGCTGAACGCGCTGCTCAATTGCAATATGAGCAATACCTAAAAGGCGTTGAGCTACAAGAGCCGTTTCGTCAAGGCGGGCTGCAAGGTCAAAATAGGCTGCTGACTTATCTTGGTTTGGGTGGCGAAGGTCAGTACGACGACAGCTCCTATAACAAAGCGTTGCAAAAATATAATGCTGACTTAGCCAATTTAGACCCATCTAAATTTTTTATTGGTGGCGGTGGTGGCGGGTCTTACACAAGCGGTGGCGGCGAATCTGATCAGCAATTTTATCGAGAGCCAACTGGCGGCACGTTTGATCAAGCTGGTTTTGACGCAGCCCGTGCGAATTTAGTTGCGCCTAACCGTGAACAGTTTAGAATGTCTGGCGGCAACGCCAACGACCCAATGTTTGGCAAATACGCTACGGCGGAGTACACGCCTGAGATGTTTGCCAAGGGCATGGATCCAGGCTATCAGTTCCGGTTAAAAGAAGGTATGAAAGGGCTTGAGAGCAGCGCGGCAGCACGGGGTAATTTGTTGTCCGGCGGTACGCTTAAAGGCATCCAGCGCTACGGTCAAGACATGGCGTCTCAGGAATACCAAAACGCTTTTAACCGCTATCAAGCCGAGCGCGCAGGCACGTTAAATCCGCTTCAATCATTAGCGGGTGTAGGTCAATCTTCAGCCAACACGCTTGGCACTATGGGTATGAACTACGCTAACCAAGCAGGCGAGGCTTATCAAGGCGCAGCTAACGCAAGGGCGTCTGGTTACATGGGGCAATCTAATGCGTTTAGCAACGCCATTGGTAATATCTCAAATCAGTATTATCAAAATCAATTGATGAATCGCGTGTTTCCGCAACAGCGAACACATTATGGCGTAACCGGCTCAACAGCCGGTGGCTTTGTTGGAGAATAATAATGCCAATTAATCCAAATATCGCATTAGGCGTACAGCAACAACAACCCGTCAATATGTTGGGTCAGATGGGTCAGATGCTTGCGCTGAAAGGTGCTGTTCAAGAAATGCAGGGTAGCGAAGAAATGCGTAACCTGTTTGCAGGCGGCGCTAATTTTGACGATCCTGAGTTTCAACGTCGTGGTTACATGGCCAACGCCAAAGGGTTTGCAGAGTTGTTGGGCAAACGCGCCACCACGCAAAAAACAGAAATGGAAGTTCTTTCAAACGATATTAAATTGCGTCGAGATGCGTTGGGTGACGTAAATACAAATGAAGACTATCTTAAATGGCACGACGGTAATCATGTAGGAAGAACGGGTGCTTATTTTAAATCTATAGGTGTCAGCCCATCGCGCGAAAGCATTATTGCTCAACTAAATCAACCTGGTGGCTTAGAAAAACTTAAACAAGCCAGTGCGCTTGGTTCGACTAAACTTCAACAAAATTTAATGGATGAGGCGCGGGCGTTAAAAGTTGCCAATATTGGTGCGGCTGCTCCAATGATGAATGCAAGGCTTGCGCGTGAACAATACGACGACAAACTAAAATATGGCGGTGATCTTGTTACAACCACTATTCCAAACCCAGAAAACCCAAAAGAACGCATAGAAATTCAAACGCGCCGCCCATTGCGTGGGGATCAGCTAATTCCATTAGAAGTTCAACCAATGCCAATGCGCGTTGAAATTTCGCCTAACTCAGCGACTTCGGCGTTTCAACCTTTAGGTGTCGATGGTGGAGGTGGTGTTAACGCTTTAAATCCCCAAAGCGCAGCAGCACCAAATGTAAATGCGTTAAATCCTAACGCACCGCAAGGGCCAACATTTGCTCAACCCAAGCCGCCATTCCGCGCACCTGTTGCCGCAATGGTAGACGGCAAACCTGTATTAGTTGCAGCAGATAAAGCTATAGGAATGACGCCAGCAACTGCGTTTACAGAAAAACAAGCAGCAGGAAAAGTGGAAACCGTTAGAAGTCTTAACACCGCAATTTCAAACCTTACAGATGCTATAAAGCCTGGTGGATTACTTGAAAAATCAACAGGTAGCGGATTTGGTCGAATGGTCGATGCTTCTGCGGCGTTTGTTGGTAAAGCTACAGAAGGCGCAAAAGCAGCAGCTTCACTTGCGCCAATTGCGGATTTGGTGCTTAAAATGGTTCCGCGATTTGAAGGCCCGCAATCTGACAAAGATACGCAATCTTATAAAGAGGCAGCGGGTCAACTTGCAGATTCAGGTTTACCAAACGAAACTAGAAAAGATGCAGCAAAAGTAATTTTGCGGTTAATGAAAGAAAGAAAAGATCAGTTTGGAATGTCAGATCAAGTTGGTGGTGGCGGTGCGGGTGGTGCCCCCTCAGACCCATTGGGAATTAGATAATGGCGACAATTGCTGAAATCCGCGAAAAGTATCCACAATATTCGGATATGCCTGATGCGGCGTTGGCCGACGCTTTGCACAGCAAATTTTACTCAGACCTTCCTAAAAATGATTTTTATACAAAAATTGGCTTAAGTACGGCTGCGTCAACGGGCTACGGCAGCGCAGTCCCACAGGTCACGCCTCAAGGTCAAGTTATTCGTCAACCGGATGCAATACCTAGCGCTCGTCCAAGTATGCAAGACGTGTTGGGCGGAATTGTTGAAACCCCTCTTGCGCTTGGCACTGGCATGATTGCAGCGCCTGTTGCTGCGCTTGCTGGTGTTGGTCGCTCGGTTACCGGTGGTCAATATGGTACGCAAGAAGGCGTTCGCCAAGGTCAAGAGTTGGCTGGACGTGTTCAACAAGCGTTGACATACCAGCCCCAGACCCGTGGCGGTCAAGCGTCAATGCAAACCATTGGTGAAGTAACAGAGCCACTTCAATCCATTCCTTTTTCGCAAGGTGCGACTGCGGCAGCACTTGCTCCCGCTGCTGTGCGTCAAGCCGGCAATATTGCTCGTACTGAGGGCGGATATCTTAAAAGCGCAATTGGTGAAATACCTTCAGTTAAAGCAGCCGGTGAAGCACGGGTTGCTGAAAGCTATGCGCGTGGTCCACAAATTGATGCAACAAATTTAGCGCAAAAATATAACATTGCGCTTGATCCTGCTGTGTCTAATCCAAACTTGAGAAATCGTGCGCGTACAGGTTTAATTGGTAGTGCTGATTTAGATAATCGTTTATCAGAAGATAACAGACCAAAATGGACAAACATAGTTAAAAAAGATTTGGGTGTTGGTGATGAAGTATCGCTTACAGACCCAAAGATATACGACAAAGTTCGTGCAAGGGATGATATCGCCGGTCCATACGAAACCGTGCGTGACATTAAGCAAGTTATTGTTGACAGTGATAGTTTGGCAAAACTTGACAAGTTACGCGCAAAAGAACTTTACGTTGATGATGGTCAAGCAGCGCAAGTTGGAGCGTACTTAGATAATTTAAAAGAAGGGCTGTTAAAAGGTGGCGATGGAACTAAACTTTTAGACACTATTCGTCAGATGCGTCAACAAGCATCAGACGTGTTTCGTGCTGTTGGTCCACTAGACCCTAATGCAAAAGCAATGGCTGACGCAAAACTTGGGGCAGCTAAAGTATTAGAAAGTTTAATTGATAACAATTTGCCAAACGCAAAAGCGCGAGAAGCATTTGTTAACGCCAGAACAAAAATGGCGCAAACTTATGATATGGAGTCAGCTACTAATTTTGGAACCGGTCAAATTGACCCAAATGTATTTGGAAAATTAGTTTCAAAAGGCGAACCTGTCAGTGGTGTAGTTGCTGATATAGGTAAAATTGCGTCTAACTTCCCAGAAATTGCTGCTTTATCTGCTGGTGACAAACGATTCCTGCCTGCTTTTACTAGAGCAGGACCAGGCGGCGCAATTGGTGGTCTTATTGGTCTTTCTGCGGGGCCTGCTGGCGTCCCATTTGGAATTGCTGCTGGTGCAGGCATAAGCGAAATTCTTCGCCGAGTTGCCGCCAATAAAATGACGTCGCCAGAATTTCAATCAAGTCGAGCCGTACCCCGTGATTACCGTCCACAACAACCGGTTAACGCTTTGCGCCCAGTTGAGTCGCGTGAGTTAACAGTTTTACCTTCTGCCCCACGCAACGATCCTAACTTTATAATGCCTAGCAATGAAACTGTGCGGATGCCTTTTGATCCAAACAGACCTGACGCACGTCAAGCGATGGGACAAGGTCAGCAAGCACCAGTAAATGCGTTACGCCTCGGATTGGATGAAGCACCAGAAGTTGTTGCCAGACTTCGTGCTGAAGACGCACGTCGAACCCGCATGGCTCAAATGGCGGAGGCTGAAGGCTTGGCTGCTGAGGCAAGATCAAGAGCACCAACAGCGCGTGAAATGATACTTGATGTTGATCCAATTACTGGTAAGTTGCTTCCAGCAAGCCAAGGGATTCGTGGTGCTACGCCTGAGACGTTTCAAAACTATACGTCTACGCTGCGGTCAGCCACCAACAAGATATCATCCGGACAGAAGTTTGCGCTTGACGCCGCCGAAAAGGTCGCCTTTGACAAGACTCGCGTAGACTTGGCTGAAGTGGCACCAGGCTTTAAAGCGTTGAACGACCGAGCAATTGCCGATAAAATGATGGATCGCAATTGGGTTGAGGACACTCTAAAAACGGCGCGTCAAAAAGATGCAGCGTTTGCGGAAATTGAAAGCCGTGCGCGTAGCCCTGAACTTATGGGCGCAAGGGCAGAGAGTGCTAAAAACGCAGAAATGCTGCGCCAAGCAACTGAATCCCGTGGCCGTGTAAAGAGTTCAATTGATTTGTTAGAGGAACAATTGCGCCAGATGCGTCCAGACACATCACGCAAAGTGCAAGGACCAAAGACCCGTGCAGCAAAGCGTAATGCTTTGCGTGGGGATGACGATCAAATTCTTAACAAACTGGTGCCGTAGCATGGACTTTCAATTTATGATCAACCTTGGTGTCGTTACAGCAATTGGCGTGGGCGGCTGGTTTGCCCGTCAGTTGTGGGACTCGGTTAAAGAGTTAAAGAACGACGTTGCGTCTATCCGCCTTCACATGAGCGAGAACTATGTCAAGAAGTCTGAGGTCGATGGCTTTCGCGCAGACATGGATAAGAGGTTTGATCGTGTTGAAATGTTACTCGATCGACTCTTTGATCGCCTCGACCAAAAGGTAGACAAGTGATCGACCGTTGGAAAAACAGGCGCAAGATGGCGTGGCTATCCATGCTAGCTGGTTTACTGTTTCCCCTGCTTATCCTAGCTACAGAATCTCCCACGCTAGGGGCGATTGCGTTACCGTTCTATGGGTTTATCAGCGCAGTACTTGCGTCCTACTTTGGCTTTGCTACCTACGATGATGTCAACGGAAAATAAAAACACTCTGATGGGTGTGTTGTCATATATTGACTCACCCTTTAAGTTGATCGTTGTCCTACTGCTTGGCGTGCTTGGCTACGTTGGATATTTTGCTTACGACAACAAGACGTTTCTGCTCGGTGTCTACGAAAAGTCTAATGCTTTACCAAAGCTCAACAGCAGCCGTTTTGACGATGCAATTCAATTGCTGATGAAAGACCCGAATGTTGTTGCTGTAGCAATCATGTCGGTCGATACAATATTTAATAAGCGTGTAATGGTTCGTGCTGAGAATCGTGACGGTAAAAGAGCTAAGAATCTTGAAGGTCAAAACATTGGGCTGTTTACATCTAACCACGCAAACAATGCTGATGTTGTTGATCTGATGGCAGGACAAACTCCATGCGGGTTCTACTCAACTCCACAGTCTGAAGCTGGCATCTGGTATCTAGACCAAGGTGGTACGTTTGGATGCCGTATAAGCATACCGCCGGACTACACCAGCTTCATTGGACAGATTACCGTGATGTACAAAGATGCGCCGCTTGATCTTGAGAGGTCAAAAGCCATGCTCACAATCGCTGCACGAATGTTAGCGAGTGTCAAATGATTCTTTATTTAAAAATCGCAGCTATTGCGATTGCTCTAGCCCTCGCCTACTGGGGCGGCTATGATCGTATGCGGGACAAGCATCTGTTGTTCGTCGCTGAAGTCAAAGCTATTGGCGAAGCCGCTGAGGCTGCAAACAAAAGCGCAGTAGAGATTGCAGAAGTCATAACTGAAGGGGTCAAGGATGAGTATGAAACTAGGATTGCTGCTCTGCGCCGCCAGTATGCTGGTCGGGTGCAGCAGTGTGGTACCAGTAGCGGTCAAGTGTCCACCGTTTCCAAGTCCTCCCCCAGCGTTGCTGGAACCGCCGACGACCCTGCCATTGTTGGGCTTTGTGCTGAAGAGACAGCTAAGTTAGTTGCATTACAAAAGTGGGTCAAACTTAACATGGAGCGTTCTAAATGATTAGCAATTGGAAGCAAGCGTTTGAGCAGATGTTGGCTAGTGAAGGCGGTTTTAGTGACGATGAGCGTGACGACGGCAACAAGTTACCAGACGGGCGTAAAGGCTCAACCATGCTAGGTGTTACCCAATTCAATTGGGAGCAGCATACTGGACATCAAGTCACGCATGAGCAGATGCGCAAACTCACGCCTGCTGATGTCGAGCCGTTGTACAAAAAGAAGTATTGGGACGCAGTGCGCGCCGACGAACTGCCAAGCGGTATTGATTACATGGTTTTTGACATGGGTGTCAACGCCGGTCCTGGTCGCTCCATCAAAATCCTGCAAGACGCTGTTGGCGTTCCTGCTGATGGTGGACTTGGCCCGATCTCAATGGCGGCTGTCTTAGCGGCTGACCCTGTTGAGTTGATTGAAAAGTTTAGCGAAGGTAAAGAAGCCTTTTACCGCAGTCTTAATACGTTTGAGACATACGGCAAAGGCTGGCTTAATCGTGTTGCGCAAGTTAAAGTTAAATCAACTTCAATGCTAGCGTAACTCTGGCACCCAGCCGAACTTGCGCCATGTCTTTTGGACGTCAGTTGAGGCGGCTGGGACGTAGACGAATGTTGGGTCGTCAACCAATGGGCATGGCAACTTCTTCATGCAACGGTCGTTTACCTCACACAAATTAATGTGTTCGCAAACGCATATATCTTTATTCGTGGTGTACATAGCGTACTCTCCCTGAGATGGCGATTAAATCTGGTTGTTCTTTCTTGGCTCTTTCTGCCGCTAACTTGAGTGCTGGTGGCAGTTTGTAAGCAACCTGTTCAAACGGTTGTATTTTTTTTTCTTCTTTCAATTTCTTTGTTGACATACCATACCGCCTTTTCTAAGTCTTCAATAGCGTTGTGCTTGAGATCAGCGCGCCAAATATATTTGATAGCATTGCCCAAACAAAAATTCATGTGCTCGGTAATCTGGATACACTCCACGCCAGACGCATGGCTTTTGTAGTGGGACGGATGGTTGACTGTATCTTTAATCATACCTTGCCCCTAATAATTCTACTCTTGGGTGATGAAATAGCCATGCTGATGCATAGTCTGGTCGGGGTGCGTCAATCTCTATCTTCTCAGTAACTACGGTGTCTTTAATCTTTTTGTTTGGTGCTTTACGTTTGCCAACAAACTCAACAGAATCGCCTTTGCCGTACCTGTATGCCTTTGTAGGGACGCCGTACTTACCACCTCGCCACTCAGACACATAAATGTGACCGGCCTCTTCTAGGCGTCGTAGGTGCGCTGCAATGGCAGTGGCCACCATCTTCATTTCTTTAGCAATCTCAGCAGCGGTCATGCTTTTTTTGCTTTTCAGAATGTCGAGCACTTGTTCTTGTTTGGGGGTGATCATGTGTTGCGCTCCTTTAATTGGGCTTCAACTGCAAAGATAGCTTTCGCAAAATCATTTAGTTCTTCCAACTCTGCTTCATTTGGGGTGCAGTCGTCAATGATTTTATGTATCTCCTCATCCGTCAGCCCGACCCACTCTCGCTTTGGTGGTGCGGTGTAAAAAGGTACGACTTTCCATCCTTTGTCACGCCAACGCTGCGCTACCTCAGCGCTGTAAGTTATTGCAAAGTCATCAGTAACCCAAGCAGTAGGCTCAGGCTCTTGCTCAACACTCAACCCACCAGACCGATGCGCCATGTCGGATGTGTCCCATTGCTCACGCAAAGGCATACGCTTATGGTTTAAAACATCTCTTAAATCATAAATTAAATTTGTGCTGTGATCATAGCTATCAGTTTTAATTTCATACCGGTTATATTTTTCTAGCGCTGTTAACGCTTCTCCTGCTAACTTTTTTAATGTATCAGACGCCTCACGCTCATCTTGGCGCACTAGCTCGGCAAAGCGATGCAACGGATCTTTGCAATTCTCATCCATCACTTGTTGGAATATTTCTTCAGTGTTCATGCCTTCTCTCCCTTCATACAACGATCGTACAGTTCGCATCGCTCTGGGCTGATGCAGTCGCATTTGATAGGCTTCTTTGCAGCCTCCCACCCTGCGCACCATGCTTTGTACGCAAAGCCCTGCGTCTTAGTGCCCTCTAGGCTGTCGTACCACAAACTGAATAAAATGTCTTTGTTCATGGCGTTCTTGCCTCCTTCAGTATCTCAATCCGTTCGCGCATCACGCGCAGGGTGTTGCCCCGCTGATGCAGACGCAGGAGCATAGACGCCCTGCGTGGGCCGCTAAGTTCTTCCGCCAGTAGAGCAAACACCTCGTCTTCCGACAGGCTGCTCAGACGGCTATTTAGATTTCGCCAAGTGGTTTTCAATTTTCTGCTCCAAATCATTAATAGTTCGGTGGGTGTTGCCAAGCGCGCGCACGACAGCTTTTGCGTGGCGCCCGTGTATTTTAAGTTCTGCTTTGGCAGCCTTAAGTTTGGCTTTCCAAAGTTCTAATCGTTTCATTTCAACGCCTCCATAGCGATGTCAGACACGGCGCGCTTATCATGCAGCGCACCCCAAATTTTCTCATCAACAGTTTTGTTGGTGAGCATTACATAGACCCAGACGTCGCGCTGCTGTCCTGATCGGTGCAGTCGTCCGACAGTCTGCTCGAACAACTCAAGACTCCAAGGCAGTGACAGAAAGACCATCCGGCAACCGCCGTGTTGCAAGTTAAGACCGTGTCCTGCTGACTTGGGGTGGACAAGAAGCAACTCCACCTCTCCCTTATTCCAGCGCTCGATAGCGCGCGCGTCATCAAGGGTGACAGCGTGTTTGTATCGGCGCTTGAGTTCTGCAAGTTCTTCTCTGTAGTTGTAGGCGATGATGGTGTTGGCACGTTGGTTCTCCTGAAGTAAATCATCTAGCGCATCGAACTTATGCTTGCTAAACCAGATAGGCGTTTGTGTGACCGCAAACTTACCTGGTGCGTCACTTGCCACGCTTGTCGTGTCGTAGACAAAGCCAGACGCCATCTGTTGCAGCTTGCCTGTGACGACGGCTGCGTTAATCGCGGCTATCTGACTTTCACCAAACTGCACTACAAAGTCTTTCTTCATGGTGTTGTACTCAGTCATCACCATGTCGCAGCGCATCTCGACCATGTGACAGGGCGGCAGCTTATCAGCGTACTCACCAGGCTCTAACACATAAGTGGCTGGGCGGATCACATCCATCACGCGCTTAAGCGATCCTGGGCGCGGCATCCACTCGCCATATTCAGGGTTCATCAGCACAAAGTACTGTTGCATGAACGCGCCTTTGCTGCGCCCTAACAACTTCTGGTCAACAATCTTACATTGCCCGAACACGTCTTCTAAGCCGTTAGAGGTAAACGATCCGGTCAAACCCCAACGCACACCCATCTTATCAATGACTTTGTTGAGCGCTTTAAAGCGCGCGCCTGATGAGTTTTTAAGTCGTGTCAGTTCGTCAAACACAATGGCGTCAAAGTTTAGCTCTTGTTCGGACAGCCATTGCAAGTTGTCGTAGTTGGTGACTACGAGGTCGCTGTGTGATCTGAGCGCAGACAAGCGTTCAGCGGGTGTGCCAACAGCCACACGCATATACAGACTAGGTGCCCACTTTTTAATTTCAACTGGCCACACATCCGTACACACGCGCTTAGGGGCTAACACTAAGAAGCGGCGCACGATCTTATCGTTAAGCGCGTTCTTCATAGCGGTCAAGGTGATCGCAGTCTTTCCTGCGCCCACCGGTGCCAAGATCATCGCACGATCACTCTCGTATAGAAAGTTAGCCGCGTCATTCTGATAGGGTCTTAGTTCCATTGTGTTGCCATCGCTTGCGCGATCCCCGTGTATGTTTCGCTGCGGATTTTCCAACGGTCTTCGCTTGGGGGCAAACGGTTCTGCCCGCTATCGGTTTGGTTTGCCCAACGCTTCTTACCGTTCACGATACGCGGCTCAACAATGTCGGTAGGCGTGAGTAAAGGTAAATTTTTTAACCACAAACAAGTGCGCTTGCTTGCGTCATGCCCGAACTGCCACGGGTTGATGATCTGATCTGGCTTGCGGATGCGGCTAGAGATTACGCTGATCGGGTTCTCAACCGCGATGCGTGGAATGGGTGCAGCCATCAAGCGCATCACAAAATCTAGCGCGTCTTCGGTCAGTTGTGGGTCACGCAAGCCCCGCGCTGTCCAGTGCATACCAGACACAGACAGGTAAGTGCAAGGCGGATGCGCAATCATCATGTCCCAACCGTTGTTGATGATGTCAAACACATCGCCTTGATAGTGCGGTCCTGGTGCATCAGTGGGCAGCAAATCACAAGACATAGCGTAATGCCCCTTAGCGGCAAACGCGTCGCGTACCGTACCGCTGTACTCACAGGCTATCAATATACGCATCAATTTGTTCCTTGCTCCATAGTGTCGTGTACTGTTGATTAAGTCTTTTCATTTCTTCGGCGAACAACTTTTGCAACGGTGAAAGCCTCCCACCCTTGGTCTTGAGTTCCACGAATATCGTCCTGCCGTCTGGCAGACACGCTATCCTGTCCGACACGCCTTTGTGTGCGGGTGATGTGAACTTGTAGCTTTTGCCACCTATTCGCTCTATAGCCCATACGAAATAAGCCTCGATCTCTTTTTCTTTCATTTGCAAAATATAACATGAAAAAACTATTTGACAACATTTAATTTTATGTGATCTAATGAAAGTTCTAAAGGAGACACTAATGCTACACAGTTCAATAGTCGGTGGTTCAACAGCAAAGCGGGTCATCAGTTGCCCCGCATCAGTCAAGCTAGTGGCTAAGATGCCGCCCAAGCCCTCAAGCGTACATGCTGACCGTGGCACACTCTTACACGACGCTATCTCGCTTATCCTAGAAGGCAAGTTAGATGTTGTTGGCATGAAGTACAACGACATCACACTCACGCAGGAGTTATACGATGAAAAGATTGTTCCTGCAATTGCCGCGCTTGATGTGGTTGACGTTGATGGTTCGCTTGAGTACGCTGTCGAGTCCCGTGTGGGCTTTGGTGATCTATTACCTGGGGTGTTTGGCTCTGCTGACTTGCTTGGTCGTATTGGTAATAGAGCTGTTGTTTTAGATTGGAAGTTTGGTGATGGTGTGGCAGTTGATGCAGTAGATAACGCGCAAGGGATGTTCTACGCAGCAGCGGCCATGCGTACGCCTGACACCGCATGGGTGTTTGACGGTGCAGACGAAATTGAAATTGTAATTGTGCAGCCTCCTGTCATTCGTACTTGGTTAACAACGCCCGCGCGAATTAAAGAATTTGAGATGGAGTTGGTTGCAGCCGTTAAGCAATCACAGAAAGATGACGCAGCATTTAAGACTGGCGATCATTGCCGTTGGTGCTCAGCCAAGCCTGTGTGTCCACAGATGACAGGCGAAGTCGATCGCTTTGTTAAGACATCCTTACAAACAATTGACGCAACACAGATCGGTCACTATTTACAGCAAGCCGACAAGATAGAAGAATTTATTAAGTCGGTGCGTGAGTTGGCTTTTACAATGCTTGAGAACGAGGTCAAGGTGCCTGGATACAAGTTGGTCGCCAAGCGCGGTACTCGTCAGTGGGTCAACGATGATGACGCGATAAAATTTTTAGGTGACAAAGCTTTTGAAAGTAAGCTAATATCTGTCGCTCAAGCTGAGAAGTTAGTTGGCAAAAAGAATTTCCCGCAGGAACTGGCTGTATCGGTTTCTACGGGCAATACGCTGGCAAACGAGGATGATCCTCGCCCAGCAATCTTGAACCTCGCAAAGGTTCTTAATAAACTTAAGGTGATCTAAAATGTCTACATTCGCAATTGCAAACCTCCCTCCCGTAACATCCCTTGCCACTTCCTTGCGCGCGCTTGAGCAAGACGTGGGCACTGTTGGTTCCGTCATTATTAAGATGGACAAGACAGGCCATTGGGTCTTCGGTGCAGATCAAACCGAAGCCGAAGATGGCGCTAAGTGGGCAGTCAATCCTTTCTCTTTCGTGCACGGCTATATTGCATGGGGCGAAGGTGAAGTGCTTGGCGAGAAGATGGTGTCGGTATCAGAGCCGCTGCCAGCTCTTGATGTTGCACCCCCAAACGCTAAACGCGGATGGGAAACCCAGGTCGGTATGTCGCTTAAGTGCATCAGCGGCGAAGACGAGGGAATGGAAGCGCGTTACACCGTCACATCCGTTGGTGGTAAGCGCGCAGTACAAGCCTTGGCAGTCGCCATCGCTAACCAAGTTGATGCAGATCAGAGTAAGCCTGTACCAGTTGTTAAACTGAAAAAGGAACACTATCAGCACAAGTCCTATGGACGTATCTACACACCGATTTTTGAAATCGTTGAGTGGGTAGGCATGGATGGTGAAGCTAAGGCTACTGAAGAAGAGTATGCTGAAGCATCGCAGCCCGCACGTCGCCGTCGTGTAGCAGCAACCTAAGTAAGGTCAGGGGTGGTTAGGCAAGCATTTAAGGATGTCGTAAGTGCGTGTTTTTCTTGCCTTCCAACGCACAAGTATTAACGACCAAATTGACACCCCGCCTACAGGACAAAATAATGAGAACACTTGTGTGGTTTTCCTGCGGCGCAGCAAGCGCCGTGGCAGCTAAGATGGCTGTCGATAAATACCCAGATTGTGAAGTGTTGTATTGCGATACGCTTGCATACGAACACCCAGACAATATGCGGTTCCTAAACGATGTCGCTAAATGGATTGGCAAAGAAATTAAATTATTAAAGTCAGCTAAGTACACAGACATTTTTGATGTGTTTGACAAGACTGGCTGGTTGATCGGCGTAGGCGGCGCGCGCTGCACGACTGAGTTAAAGAAGAACGTGCGCAAACAATACGAACGCCCTGATGACGTGCATATCTTTGGTCTGACTAAAGATGAGGCCAAGCGCATTGAACGCTTTGAAGACCAGAACTCAGACACTAAAGTTGAGTGGATTCTTGAGAACACTACTAAAAAAGATTGTTACCGTATTGTTCAAGAGGCAGGCATTGAATTGCCTGAGATGTACAAACTTGGGTACAACAATAACAACTGCATTGGTTGCGTCAAAGGTCAGGCAGGCTACTGGAATAAAATCCGTGTAGATTTTCCTGATGCGTTTGATCGCATGGCCAAGCAAGAGCGCAAGATGGGTGTAGCGATCAACAAGTCTTACGCGGGCGATGGTAAGCGCAAGCGTATATTCTTGGATGAACTAAACCCCAACTATGGACGCAACGTGCCGCTGCCAGACATCGAGTGCGGCGCGATCTGCATTGCCCCAGAAGAAAAGTTTGAAACGGTGTCGCGCTATGATTCTTTGGCTTGATTTTGAGACGCGCAGCCGCTGCGACCTAAAGAAGCACGGCGTCTACAACTACGCCCAAGACGGCACAACTGAAGTGCTGTGTATGTCGTTTGCGTTCGACGATGAGGACGTGCAGACTTGGACGTCTGGCGCGATACCTGAGCGCATCCTAAACCATACTGGCGAGATCCGTGCGCACAACGCAGCCTTTGAGCGTTTGATTTTTTGGTATGTCTTACAGATTGATTTTAAGTTAGAGCAGTTCTATTGCACCGCAGCACAAGCGCGCGCCAATTGCGCACCAGGTTCGCTTGAGGACGTGGGGCGCTTTGCAGGCGCAAGCATGAAGAAAGACCACAGAGGCGCGCAACTGATCCGTCTGTTGTCGATACCGCGCGCCGATGGTACATTCAACACGTCCCTCGACTTGATGTCCGAGATGGTGGCCTATTGTGAGCAGGATGTCCGTGCCATGCGGGCGATCAGTAGTGGCCTGCGCCCGCTGTCAAAAAATGAGTTAGACGATTACCATGTCAACGAACGCATCAACGATCGTGGCGTCTTGGTAGACGTGCCGTTGTGCGATGCAGCAATCAAATACGCGGCTGTCGAATTAGACGAGATACAACAGATCGTGAGCGAAGTCACACAAGGCGTGATTAAGTCTGTACGCTCACCCAAGATGCGTGAGTGGGTCATCGAACGTGTCACGCCAGAACAACTTAAATTGATGGAGGTAGAAGATGGTAAATACTCAATCGACAAAACGGTCAGGGCAAACCTACTCGCCTGCGAAGACCTTGCGCCCGACGTCGCCGAGGTTATCCAGTGCGCCGATGACCTTTGGGCGTCGTCGGTTGCGAAGTTCAGCCGCCTTGCAGACTTGGCAGATGCAGAAGATTATCGCGTCAGAGGCGCGTTTGTCTTTGCAGGAGGCGCAGCTACAGGTAGAGCTTCAAGCTATGGGGCACAAGTCCACAACTTCACTCGTCGGTGTGCTACTCAACCGGATGAAGTTAGACACGCCATGGTACGAGGACAGAGCATTGTTCCTAAGTTTGGCAAACGCGTCACGGACGTACTTAGAGGAATGCTTAGACCAGCCCTAATGGCTGCACCTAGGCGTGTGTTGATCGCTGCCGATTGGTCGAGTATTGAAGCGCGTATGAACCCGTGGCTGTCGAACTGCACCTCTGGCATGGCTAAGTTAGACTTGTTTGCCAAGGGTGAAGACGTGTACAAGATTAACGCCGCTGCGACCTTTAACGTGAAAGAGGTCACTAAAGATCAACGCCAGATCGGTAAGGTGCAAGAGTTGGCCTGTGGCTTTGCGGGCGGCATTGGCGCGTTTGCTGCGATGGGTCGGGCGTATGGTATACATCTACCAGAGTCGGATGCCAGACGCATGGTAGACGCATGGCGGCGCGCTAATCCGTGGGCTGTTTCGTACTGGTCTGATCTTGAGTCAGCATACACACGCGCTATGCGAAATAAGAATTACGAGTTTACTGCGGGTCGAGTAACATATCTATTCGATGGATCGCATCTCTGGTATGCGCTCCCCTCAGGTCGGGTGCTATGCTACCCGTTCGCACGATTGGAAGAAGAAGGTGTGACATATGCCAAAGCCGCTTGGAAACCCGCAGCAGATGCCAAAGAGTGGCCGCGCGCTAGACTTTGGAAAGGCCTTGCTTGCGAAAATATCACTCAAGCTGCGGCGAACGATGTCCTACGCGCAGCTCTGGCTAAACTTGACGATGTCGTATTGCATGTCCACGATGAAATCGTTGTGGAGTGCGACGCGTCAGAAGCTGAAGAAGTTAAAGCGCGTATTGAACTGGTAATGTGTACGCCGCCTGCATGGTGCGCTGATCTGCCATTGGGGGTCGAGGCCGCCATTATGCAGAGGTATGGTAAGTAAAAAAGAAGCCCACCTGTGGGGGTGGGCTCAAGACAACTAAGGAGAATTACTTTGTCGAGTGTACAACAAAATTTTATTCAATATCTATCTGGCCTTGCTATGCAGGGTGAAACATCACTAATTGTTCGCCAAAAACCACAATTTAAAGACGGCGCGATGCAACTCCACGCCAACGGCGCGATCAAAGCGACGTGGCCTGCTTATCTGCCCACTCAAAAAGTCAAGCCCGATTGGGCGATTTATGGCAATACAGCATCCTTTATTATTGACCGCTTTACTGAAGGCTATCCAAGCGCGTCAGTCAGTAAAGCCGAGTATGTGATGGTCATGGTCTTGGACGATGTGGGTGATCCAGATAAAGCCCCGAACATCCCTCCATTACAGCCTACTTGGATTATGGAGACATCCAAAGGGTCGTTCCAATGGGGCTACACGTTCTCAGATCAACCCACAACTGGCGAATTTACCGCCGCCATCAAAGCGATTGCAGCGGCGGGTTACACCGATCCTGGAGCGACCAATGCCGTGCGTAATTTCCGTCTGCCTGAGTCGATCAACTTGAAACCTGGGCGCGATAATTTTGCCGCCAAGTTGGTTGAATTTGACCCTAAGATCGAATACACGCTAGAAGAAATCTGCAAGGCGTTCAATGTCACGCCAGAGGCCGCAGACACCGCAACTCTTCGCGCAGTCCGATTGATGGACGATGGTAACGACGATGTCGTGCGTTGGTTGTCGGTCAATAGTTTGATCATATCTAAACCGAATAACCAAGGTTGGATGGGCGTTGTCTGTCCTAATTTTGAACAGCATACGGACGGCAACCCAGAGGGGCGCTATCTACCCTTGACCCGCGCGTTTTGCTGTCTGCACTCGCATTGCATTGATTTTGATAGCGCGTCATTTTTAGCGTGGGTAGAGGAGCAGGGCGGCCCTCGTCACTCGCCTGGACTGCGAGAGGAGTTGTTGGCCTCCAGTATGACCGCTGCGCTATCCAAGTTGACACCTACCGAGGCGTTCCCAGATAGGGGTGCTGAGATCATTGCCGAGGTCGAGCGCAAAGAGGTTGGACGGGTAGAGAAGGCCGGATGGTTTGACCGCTTTGCATATCTTCAAGCTGATGATGCTTATTTTGACATGCACGAGCGCACCCAGATTTCGCGCCAATCATTTAACGCGCTGTTCCGGCATATAGACTGCAAGAGCGCACACAACACCAAGCGCCGTGTGGAGGCGTCCGTATCGTTTGATGAGCTTAGACAGAAATACGGCGCGCCCGCCCTAACTGGCATTACTTTTGCAGCGGGCGATGACGTGCTAGTGTCGCGCGGCGGGTTAGTCTACGCTAACAAATGGCGCAATTTAAGGCCGCTTGTTGTGCTTGGAGACGTTAACCCTTGGCTTATACATGGTGAGCGCTTGATACCCCATGATGCCGAGCGCAATCATGTATTGGACGCCATGGCCTATAAGTTGCAAAATCCCAAGGGTAAGGTAAACCATGCAATCCTACATGCTGGGCGCAGTCGCTCAGGTAAGGACAGCTTTTGGGCGCCGTTCTTTTGGGGTATCAAGGGCGATAGTCAAGATAACGTCAAATTAATGGCCGCCGTTCAATTGCAACAGCAATTTCACTACCAGTTAGAAACGGAAGTGCTAGTGCTCAATGAATTGAAAGAGCCTGACGCAAGGGAACGCCGCGCCTTAGCTAACGCGCTTAAGCCCATTATCGCCGCGCCGCCAGACATGATAAGCATCAATAGAAAGGGATTGAAACCTTATGAGATGATCAATAGACTGTTTGTGGTGGCGTTCAGTAACGATAAGCTGTCTATCACGCTAGATTCTGATGATGGGCGATGGTTTTGTATATGGTCGGACGCCCCCAGAATGACAGAGGAGGAAAGCGCCCGTTTATGGGCTTGGTATAACGCGGGCGGGTTATCTGCTGTTGCTGCGTGGCTATACGCGCGGGACGTTAGCAAGTTTAATCCCAAGGCCATACCGTTTGAAACCGAGTTTAAGCGCTCAATGATTGAACAAGGTATGAGCGGCGCGGAATCCAGTATTTACCATGATTTGATCGAGCGCAAGGGCGAATTTAGCAGAGGTGTAATTTCTAGCCCATTCCAGGCACTCTGCGCCCGTATGAGTAACACGGGCGTAAGAGTACCCATGCCCGCGCTCATACATGCCTTAGCAGAGGCGCGTTGGGTTGATCTAGGGCTTGTTATGTGTCGCGAATACACGACTAAGAAACACCTATACGCCGCGCCTGAGATGGTTGCCAAGTACCCCAAGTCCGAATTGCGGCGTATGGTCGAGGAATTGCCCGCGACTTCGCCGCCACTACAGATCGTGAAATAGCATAAAGGGGCGTTAAGCCCCTTTTTGTTATATGTCAAAGATTATGATTATCAGCACTACTATTACGCCCGTAATCAAGGGTAGCATTTAAGCGCCTCCGCGAATATGGGGTGCACGTTATCCCAATACGCCTTGATCTGGCTAGGAAAAATGGGTTTGAAGTGTGCGCGTTCATCCATAGCCTTAACGTACACGTACCCGTGCGACTTATCGAAGTCGTGCACCGTGTACGCCGTGTTTTTTAGGTGCACAATATCGCCGCGCTCAACTGGTTGTCCGTTCGTATATTTAAGCGTCATTTTGGCCTGCTCCAATAAATTCGATTTCGTTAATGTCTATAACTAGGTTAGGCGTATCAATCAACGTCCATTCCGCATTGTCAGTGTCGCACGCCGCTATCTCTTGCGCCGTTTCATCATCCGGCGCGACGATGTCTATAAAGACCTTTTGGATGTACTCGCCATAAACTCTATAAGTTTTCATTTGAGTGCCTTTAAAATGTTGTTTTGCGCTTGTGAATTTTCAGTTAATAAATTAATGTACGCAACCCAATACGCCGCGTCAAAGTCTAACGAACCCGCCTGATAAGTGCCTGATATATAGCCCGTTAAATATGTTTTATTTGATGCTGTAGGAAAGCGCGCGAAGTCGTGTAGCGCGCGCTGTATGCGTTTGGGCGCAGCCGCCCAATTAGTTAAAAACAAAGCATTATTCATTTATTAGCATCCCTAAGTTTTTCCGCCATTGCCTGGGTTAACCCGTAGTAACTAGGGTCAACATCAAATCGCCCGCATTCGGACGTGTAAGCGTCCGTTATTTCCATGTCATTAATGACAAAAGCCCAAACTGGCGCGCCAGTCACGTCCGTTGTTAGTATCATTTGTTAGCCCCTATAAACAACGTGTTGGATTAATTGGACGCACTCAGACATCAAACCGCTTATTTCGCACTTATCGAACCCTAGGCTATCGCCTATGTCCCAATGAGCGCCGCCCTCCTGATTAGCGTCTAACCATTCATTTAGCTGTATTTCTTCGCTATCGCTCAAACCAGTGTAATCGCCATTGATAATGGCCGAGCCCCAATGATCAGCAACTATATATTCGTAAGTATCCATTTTCATACTGTCACCTCTTTAATGGCGGGCGAATCAGTACATATGCAAGCAATTCGCTCAAATTTAGGCGCACTATCTAATGTACAAGCAATTAAATTGCGCCCTGTATGTGTGTAGCTTTCAACGCGCATTTTGCGCCCCTGTACTTCGATAATTTGCCCAATTGTGTACTGAGCCTTAGGAATAAATGCAAATCTCATTTTGTAGCACCTTAGAATTGAACGTAAACAACAGTACCCTTAGACGTTACACCCGCGACTTGCGTCGCGTCCCCCATGCGCTCTACAACTTCATTTAATAGCGCCCAACCCTCTAAACCTTGGACATCGAAGTTGTAATACTGCGCGAGCGTTGCCGCATCCTCCTCCGCCCATTCGCAGCAAAGCGCGATCAAATCAAACTCGATCTGTTCGCCTGAATCTTGTTCGTATTCCTCGATGTAGTCAAATATCAATTCGAGCGCCTCATATGAGAATTGATCTGCGCGGTCTGAGTTGCGGAAAGCGTTGGTGAAGTCTGAAAGTCTAAGTGTCTGAATCATTTTGTAATCTCCTAAGGATATTTTGGTTTTTACGCCAGACTATAGAAAGCAAGCGGTAACAATACATGCGCCAAAAAGAATAACTGCAATAGTGTCGTGAATCATTTTAAATATTCCTCAATTTCAGTTAGTAATTCTGTTGCGATTAGTGGCGCGTACTGATCAGCGTTAGCGTTATATTCGCAGAGCGTATAACGTGCGCCGCCAACTTCGCGGCGATCAGCGTCTACATAATCAACCCATAACTTAAGATTGCGCGCCTCATTGAGCATTGACGGACAGACATCATTCTGCCAAGAGTCATCTACAAAGCCCGCGAGGGTTGGCAACTCGCCGTCGTAATTTGAGAATAGTTTATGAGTCATGATTGAAAGCGCCATGTCATGTAAGGGTTGATAGGGGTTTGATAGTCATCTGACCAATTATCTGCAATAACGCCGGATTGTTCGCCATTGTTCAGGCCATAAAGCGCTTGCTCGAATTCATCAGCAAAGCTAGCGTGTTGATCAACAAAAACGTAAACATCTTGCCCGCATATTTCTACAGTTTCTAAAGCTAACGTAAACACGGGCGCATCAGTCGCAAAGTCTTTTAAAGTGATTTTCATGATTGCAAAGCCTCGATAGCTGAGTGAAGGGAATCGAAAGACATGTCGCCGTCTGTCACGCCGTCATCAGTCACGGCGAATTTGTATCCGTCTTCGCTAAGGATTGATGTGACAACGTTAGACGCGAGGAAATCATCAAGCGAATTGAACAGCACATTGCCATCAATGTCACCGAACAAGGCGCCGCTTTCGGGCGCGTCTTGAATCGTACCATCGTCGTGAAGGTAAACTTTTACCGCGTTTGTGATAAGTGTAAGCATTTTTAACCCCTAGTGTGTAAAAGATTGTGTTACTTGGTGAACTACAAAACTAAATTTATGTAGTCATTGTACAGGATTCTTTTACACTTGCAAGCGCAATCCTCGCAAATCCTCGCAGCGATTTGTCAGTCATGTAAGTCATTTTGTAGTCATCGGATGACTTACAGCGCAGCCAATAAATACGCGGCTCTTGAAGGATGTAAGTCATGTAGTTATATTATTAGTCTAATATCAATATTGAAAAAACGTAGTAGATAAGTACTAGATAATAGCGGTAATCAAAGCTGCGCCGTTTCAAACCCAATTTAAAAACAATGACTACATGACTTACATGACTTACAAGGATTTCTTAGGACGCGTAAGGACTGGCGTAAAAACTAAGTTTAGTTTAGGAAGAATTCTGAGCGTGTAAAGACTTTTAAAACATGACTACAATGACTACATAACTTACAAGGATTCCTTAGCCCTAAGTATTCCTTAACCTGGACTAAGCATTCCTTAACCTGGGCTAAGCAATACTTAACTAAATATTCCTTAGTCCAGGCATTAAGGAATGTTTAGCGTCATTCCTTCCTAAGTTTTCCTTAGCCTTAAGGATTCCTTAGCCCAGGCTTGCGGCAGTGCAGCATAAAGCATTCCTTAGCCAAGAGGGGGGGGGTAGGGCCTTGCGCTGGGGGTATGTGTGTGCGCACTGCTCACAAAAACTTTGAAATTTTTTTAATTTTTTGCAATACAATTTACAACAAAAAGCATATATAATTTGCTCATGTTTGAATCGCTCCCATTCGCGCCTCGTCAAGTTAAAGCTACCGAGTCACGGCTACGCAGCATTTACGACGCTGCCCGTGCAGGATTGCGCGGAGACGCGTTGGCGTTTGCAGCAGGGATGTTGCCTGTAGAGTATCGACAACTCACGCAGCTTGACCCAGTAGTGGAACTTGCAGAACAGAAGGGACGCGCGGACTCCGAGGTTGAGATGTCTACAATCATGCGTAACGCTGCTTTAGCTGGCGACGCTAAGATGGCGCTAGAGTTCCTAAAGCACAAACACGATTGGGTTGCCAAGCAGCAAGTCCAGGTCGACGTCACGCAACAGATCAGTATCATCACTGCTTTAGAGCAGGCTCAACAGAGGCTCACAATAGATGCAGACGACGCAATATACAGCCCAAGACGAGATGACTCTAATGAGCCGTCTCTGGTCACCCGCAATCAAGGATGATCCGTTAGCCTTTGTCCTCTACACGTTTCCTTGGGGTGTGCAAGGCACGCCCTTGGCTAACTTTACCGGACCACGCAAATGGCAGCGGGAGGTACTCATCTCCCTCAAAGATCACATCAAGCAAAACAACGGCAAGGTAGACTTTGATACGCTTCGTATGGCGACAAGTTCTGGTCGTGGTATTGGTAAGTCTGCCCTCGTCTCATGGCTCACCATCTGGATGCTCTCCACACGGATTGGCTCGACCACCATCATCTCGGCAAACTCGGAGTCTCAGCTTCGATCGGTGACCTGGGCAGAGATTACTAAGTGGTTGGCGATGTCATTAAACTCCCACTGGTTCGAGGTGAGCGCTACCCGTCTCATGCCGGCTAAGTGGTTGACTGAACTGGTTGAGCGCGACTTAAAAAAAGGCACGCGCTACTGGTCGGTGGAAGGCAGATTGTGGTCAGCCGAGAACCCTGACTCTTATGCGGGTGTCCACAACTATGATGGCGTGATGGTGATCTTTGATGAGGCATCTGGTATTGATGACTCTATTTGGGCGGTGACCTCGGGCTTTTTTACCGAAAACACCCCGAATCGGTTCTGGTTGTCTTTCTCTAACCCTCGTCGCAATACTGGCTACTTCTTTGAGTGCTTTAACTCTAAGCGTGACTTCTGGAAGACTAAGATTGTGGATGCAAGGACAGTCGAGGGAACAGATAAGGCGGTCTATGAGCAGATCATTGAGGAATATGGTGCGGATTCAAGTCAGGCGGCGGTCGAAGTCTATGGCTCCTTCCCTTCAGCGGGTGATGATCAGTTTATATCGTCATTAATCGTCGATGAGGCGATGAAACGGGACAAGTACAAAGACAACTCTGCCCCCATTATCGTGGGAGTTGACCCTGCACGCTTTGGCTCGGACTCCACCGTCATTGCCATCCGGCAAGGACGGGACATTATTGCGATTAAACGGTTCAAGGGTGATGATACGATGACCGTTGTGGGTCATGTCATTGAGTGTATTGAGGAGTATGCCCCTGCGATGGTGGTGGTTGATGAAGGTGGCGTGGGCGGCGGGGTGGTTGATCGTCTCAAAGAGCAGCGCTACAAGATTCGGGGTGTGAATTTCGGTAGTAAGAGCAAAAACCCGATGATGTATGGCAACAAACGGGCTGAAATGTGGGGAGAAATGCGTAATTGGTTGAAAACTGCGTCGATTCCTAGTGACAGGATACTAAAAACTGATTTAATATCGCCTATAATGAAGCCGGATTCTAAGGGTACGATCTTTTTGGAGTCTAAGAAGGATATGCGTGCGAGGGGTCTAGCCTCACCGGATGCGGCAGATGCGATATGTGTAACCTTTGCATTTCCTGTGGCGCATAGAGAAAGTAGTAACAAAATTAAAGTAAGAAACTATTCGCCGCAAGGCATGGCAACTAGCTGGATGGGGTCGTAAAAGCAAAATGCCTAAGAGCTACCAACTCAAAGGCATTTTTAATCATAATGAAATAGGAGTTTCAAAATGACTAAAGAAATTATAACGCAAGACTATGTAAAGCAATTGTTTGAGTACCGTGATGGTGTTTTGTATTGGAAGGTAAATAAAGGTAAAGTTAGACTTGGGCAAAAAGCTGGAACTTTAAATAATAACTATTACCGCGTACAAATTAACGGAAAACAATATAGAAATCATAGGATTATATTTTTAATGCACCACGGATTTTTTTCTGTTCAAGTTGATCACATTGACGGCAATACATTAAACAATTGTATTGAAAATTTACGTTCTGCTACATCATTTGGAAACAATCAAAACAAAAGAAAAAGCGCAAATAACACATCAGGGCATAAAGGTGTGGTTTGGCATAAAGGGAAAAAAAAGTGGCAAGTACAAATGAGCGTTAACAACAAATATAAATGTTTTGGTTCTTTTGAAGATTTAGAACTGGCGGGTCTTGTAGCACAAGAAGCACGAAACAAATATCATGGAGAATTTGCAAATCATGGCTAAAACAGGTTTATATAGTAATATCGCAGCAAAGCGCGAACGCATCAAAGAAGGCTCAGGAGAAAAAATGCGCAAACCTGGTTCTGCTGGCGCCCCCACTGCTAAAGATTTTAAACAATCAGCTAAGACGGCTAAGAAGAAATAACTATGCCTGGTATGGACAAAGGATTTCCAAAAGCTGTGTACGGTATAGGTACACGCGACGTCTTGTATCCTGGTGAGTTAGAGTATTTCAAGAAAAACCCTAAGACCACCGGCATGGCAGCCGACGATGACATGGTTATTCTTAATCCGTACAGCACGTTGACTGACCAAGAAAAGCAAGCTGTAATGATGAATGAAGCGGCTAGAGTGCATATGCGTAAAGGTAATGTTGACCCGCCACGTTATGATTTAACGCCTGAACAAACAGAAGCGTTTAAAAGTTATGGTGGCGGAGATGCTGACGCTATGCGACAAACGCTTGCTGCGCGTATACTCTCAGGTGATCCATCCGCATTAAATGCAACGCCTGAACAACAAGAGTACGCTCAACAATTGCGTCAATATATGGGTGTTAAATGATCCGACTATTAAACGATAACATTGCGGTCAAACCCGACCCCTTCGTTCAATCTGGCCTCATTATCATGCCTGAAGAAGAGATGCGCACGGGTGTGGTGGTTGCAGTCGGTCCAGGCAAGAAGGGATCGAACCGCCCACTAATGGTATCGGTGGGGGATCACATCATGTATAGTGGCACTATTGATCAAGCATATGATGGTCTGCTCGTCATGAAAGATAAAGACGTTATAGGTACGGTATGAAAGATAAAGACATCATCTCGGTTGCCAAAAGCCGCTTTACAATGGCCGTATCGGCGTATTCTGAGAGCCGAGAGGATGAGCTAGATGACTTGCGATTCTACGCCGGAAGTCCGGACAACTCATGGCAATGGCCAGCCGACGTGCTTCAAACCAGAGGCTCCGTCCAAGGTCAAACCATCAACGCCCGCCCCTGCCTTACCATCAACAAACTCCCCCAGCACGTCAGACAAGTTACTAACGATCAACGCCAAAATCGACCAAGTGGGAAGGTAATTCCCGTGGATGATAAGGCTGACGTTGAAGTGGCTGAAATCTTTGACGGGCTAGTTCGCCACATTGAGTACATCTCTGATGCGGATGTGGCGTATGACACGGCGTGTGAGAACCAAGTCTCTTATGGCGAGGGCTATATCCGTCTGCTGACTGAGTACTGCGACGATAACTCCTTTAATCAAGACATTAAGATTGGTCGCATTCGTAATTCGTTTTCAGTCTACATGGATCCCACCATCCAAGACCCTTGTGGGTCGGATGCGCAGTGGTGTTTCATTACTGAAGACCTGACCAAAGAAGAGTACGAGCGTCAGTTCCCTGATGCGCAGCCAATATCGTCGATGATGGCGCAAGGTGTTGGGGACGCCTCTATCTCGCAGTGGGTGAGCGAGAATACGGTCAGGATTGCTGAATACTTTTATATCGAGCATGAGAAGGCGACACTCAACCTGTACTACGGTAATGTGAGTGCGATGAAAGGCTCGGTTGAAGACCAAGAGATGGCAGCAACTGGCATGAAGCCAATTCGCTCCAGAACTGTTGACATTAAAAAGGTCAAATGGTGCAAGATTAACGGTTTTGAAGTGCTTGAGTCCCAAGATTGGGCGGGTGCCTCTATTCCTGTGGTGCGAGTGGTCGGTAACGAATTTGAAGTTGATGGTCGCATTTATGTCTCTGGTATTGTGCGTAACGCCAAAGATGCGCAACGCATGTATAACTACTGGACAAGCCAAGAGGCTGAGATGTTAGCCTTGGCGCCCAAAGCCCCGTTTATTGGCTATGGTGGTCAATTTGAAGGCTACGAGATGCAATGGAAGACCGCCAACACGACCAACTGGCCGTATCTGGAAGTCAACCCCGATGTGACTGATGGTGCGGGTGGTGTACTGCCTCTGCCACAACGCGCGCCCCCACCGCTGCCCCAAACAGGTTTGATTCAAGCTAAGATGGGTGCTAGCGACGATATTAAAGGCACCACAGGGCAATATGACTCAAGCCTAGGGCAAACCTCTAACGAGCGTTCTGGTAAGGCGATCTTAGCCCGTGAGCGTCAGGCGGATGTCGGGACTTACCACTATGTGGATAACTTAGCCCGTGCTGTGCGCTACATTACCCGTCAGATCGTGGACTTGGTGCCTAAGATTTATGATACCGAGCGTATTGCTCGTATTATTGGCATTGATGGCGAGACAGACATTGTTAAGGTAAACCCTAATCAGCCGATGCCGGTCAATAAGATCGTGGATCAACAAGGCATTGTGCTTGAGAAGATTTACAACCTTGGTGTGGGTAAGTACGATGTGTGCGTGACCACCGGTCCAAGCTACATGACTAAGCGTCAGGAAGCTCTGGAAGCGATGGCGCAGCTCTTGCAAGGCAACCCCCAGTTGTGGGCGGTTGCAGGCGATCTGTTCATTAAGAACATGGATTGGCCTGGTGCGCAGGAGATGTCTAAACGCTTTGCCAAGACCATTGATCCTAAGCTCATGGAAGGTGGGGATGACTCGCCTGAGATGCAGGCTGCTAAGATGCAGATGGATGCGATGAACCAAGAGATGCAGCAGATGATGAGTATGCTTCAGAATGTGTCTAAGTCTGTCGAGGTTCAGGAGCAGCAACGTGCGGATTATGAGGCTCAGATCAAGGCGTTTGATGCCGAGACTAAGCGCATCTCTGCCGTGCAAGCTGGCATGACCTTTGAGCAGATTCAGGACATTGTGAGCGGCACTATTGCTGCTGCCTTGGATACGGGTGATCTAATTGGTGGTGCGCCACAGCGTCAAGAGTTTCAGATGCCACAAGAACAGATGATGCCGCCCCCTGACCAGATGATGCCCCCGCCTGAACAAATGCCAATGGAGCCACAACAATGAAAGCTTGCGATTTTATAGGTATGTTGTTTCTAGCACGGGATGTTGCACATTCTGTACATTTGAATACTCGCAGTTATTCTAAGCACAAAGCCCTGCAAAAGTTTTATGAGAATATCATTGAACGTGCAGATGACTTTGCTGAAGCCTATCAGGGCAGAAGTGGCTTGATGGGTCCAATTTCCTTGAGTTCTGCTAAAAAAACTACAAATGTAGTTGAGTTTTTAGAAGGTCAATTAGAAGATATTGAAGCTAATCGTTATAAAATCTGCGACAAAGATGATTCCACAATGCAACAATTGATAGATAATATTATTGAGTTGTATTTATCCACGTTGTATAAGCTAAGGTTCTTAGCATGATAATCCCAGATATTGTTAGTGATCCACCAATCACCAATCCTAACGGCTCAATGTCGATTAATTTTGTTGCGTCTTATGAAGGCTATGTGCTGAAAGACGCAATTGTCGGCACACCCGAATACATCAACTCTCTTTCTGCCCAAGAAATTAACACGATTGAGGTTGATCGGTTTAATGTCTGGTACGACATTGTTAACCCAGCGGCGGAGGAATAATTATGGCTGATCGCTATTGGGTAGGCGGTGCGGGTACTTGGGATGCAACCACAACTACAAACTGGTCTGCGACTTCTGGTGGTGCTGGCGGTGCTTCTGCCCCTACGTCTGCTGATAATGTAATCTTTGATTCGCTGTCTAACGCAACACTATATACAGTCACCGTAGGCACGAACGCTGTTTGTGAGGACTTGACGGTTGCTGGTCCATTATCAGGTAATGTCACATTCTCCTTGGGCGCTACGGCAGCTATTAGCTGTCATGGTTCATTGACTTTGCCAGCAACGGGGCTTACTTGGTCAGCTATTGCTAATGCGACAATAACCTTTAGATCAACCACTACAGGCAAAACCATTACAACTAATGGTGTTTCTTTGGCTAGTGCTGCCATAGTTTTTAATGGTGTTGGTGGTGGTTGGACTTTAGGTTCGGCGTTGACTTATGGTAGCAATAATCCGTTAGAAATTGCTAATGGAACATTTAATACTGGTAATTTTAATATAACTGGCGGAATTTTCAGGGTTACTACAGTAGGAACACAAGTAATTAACTTAGGTTCTTCTACCGTAACATTATCTAATTCTTCCGCTATTACTTTTTCACAAACAGCAGGGCTTACATTTAACGCTAATACTTCACAGATTACTTGTTCTGGAACTAGTCCAGCATTTGCTGGTGGCGGTCAGACTTTCTACAATGTATCGTTTACAAGTGCTAGTGCTGGAAACACAACCATTTCTGGCGCAAATACATTTAATGATTTAAACCAAACAAGCAGGAGTGCTACTTCGATAAGAGGTTTTTCTTTAGGCGCAAACCAAACTGTATCTGGAACGCTAACTCTAGGTGCAGCAAATACTTCTGTTCGCAGACTACAGGTACAGTCCGACATCATTGGAACGCAGCGCACAATTACTCTTAACGGAACGCTTGCCACATTAGCGGATGTTGACTTTAGAAACATTGCAACTGCTGGTTCTGTTGGCACATGGACAGGCACTCGGCTTGGTAACGGACTAGGTAACAGCGGCATTACATTTACCGCAGCTAAAGACGTTTATTGGAATCTTGCTGCGGGTGGTGTTTGGACGGCTACCGCTTGGGCATTATCGTCTGGTGGTGCTGTTGATGCAAATAACTTTCCACTAGCGCAAGACAAAGTAATTATTGAAAACACAGGTCTTGACTCAGCCGCTTCAATTTCTGTTTCACTTGCTGTCTATTGGTTTGGAGAACTAGATATTTCTACTAGAACTCTACCAATGACATTTGCCAGCGGTTCTTTTCAAGCAATCATTTACAAAAACGTAACGCTATCTTCTGCTGTCACAATGACTGGTACAGCCGCTTGGGTATTTAACGGTCAAGGCACTACACAGATTTTAGATACCAATACCGCTACGTTCACACCACCTATTACTATAGACTCCCCAACCGGAACGCTACAGCTAGCAGAGAATACAACTTGCTCTGCTGCGGTTACATTGACTAGCGGGACGCTAGACTTATCTAGCGGCAACAGGACATTGACTTGTCTTACATTTAGCTCGACCAATACAAACACAAGAGTCATAGCGTTTGGTACTGGAAACATCACAACAACTGGAACTGGAACTGTTTGGACTACCGCTACATCTACAAACTTTAGTCGCACAGGTACGCCAACCGTTAATATTTCAAACAACTCAGCCACCGCAACTAGTATACAAACTGCTGCAATGACTGAGGCGCAGGCTTTAAACTTTAATTTTACTACAGGTACATACACACTTAGTGAGTCAACTAATAATGCGTATATGTCTGTGAATTTCACAGGTTTTGCTGGAACAATCGGGGGTACTGCTAGAACTATTTATGGCAACTATACTTTAAGCACAGGAATGACTTTAACTGCTGGTGGAAACATAATTACATTTGCAGCTACATCAGGCACACAGCAGATTACTACAGCAGGAAAAACAATAGACAACCCCGTTACTCAAAACGGAGTAGGCGGTACTGTCCAGTTGCAAGACAACCTGACGATGGGTTCTACCCGCACATTTACGCTGACCAACGGCGCACTTAACGTCAACGGTAAGGTATTTACTACGGGAATATTTAGTTCCTCTAACTCCAATACCCGCACTATAAATCTAGGTACTAACGGGAAGATTGCGGTTAACGGTGGCGGCTATACAGTAACGACTACTGGGCTAACACTTAGTGGCACAGGCACGATCAGCATGGACTTCGCAACTGCTAAGACCTTCGCTGGTGGCGGTGGTGTTTACCCGTACACGCTAAATCAGGGCGGTGCTGGAACGCTTTTTATTACTGGTGCGAATACTTTTGCCAACATGACTAACACCGTGCAGCCCACTACGATTACATTCCCAGCGTCTACAACCACAACTTTCAGCAATTTTAACGTAAACGGTACGGCGGGCAATTTAGTGACGCTGAACTCTAGTTCCCCTGGAACGCAATTTACTTTGTTAGAAACGTCTCTTGTAGTTGTAAATTATTTAGATATTATTAACAGCGCCGCTACACCAACAAACACTTGGTACGCATTAGATTCAACAGATAGCGGCAATAATACAGGGTGGATATTTAATGTTTTACCGCCAGCATCTGGGCAAGAAAACCCAATTAGTTTAAGATCGTTTACTGAATACCGGAGATTTTAATATGTCAGCAAATCTAAAAGCTGTTACGACCTGTATGGGCTACCAGCAAATTACATCTTTAAGCAGCGCAACTAATCTTACTGTGCCTGTTCAAACACCAGATGGTCTAAACGCCAAACCTGTCTTTGCGCTGATTATTGCTGAAAGTCAAGCTGTTCGCTGGCGTGATGACAAAACAGCCCCCACCGCTTTGATTGGTATGACTTTAGCTGTTGGCATCCCATTGCAATACGATGGTGACTTGATCAACATTCAGTTTATTGAACAAGCTGCTGGTGCTACATTAAACATTAGTTACTACATGTAATTAAGTTTTTAACAAGGAATCACGTTATGTCTGTCTTTTTATCTCCGGTAGGCGGCGCTGCTGCCCAGTTTTTCGACAACAACGGCGTTCCTTTAACCGGTGGCAAACTATTTACCTATGCTGGCGGGACTACAACACCGCAAACTAGCTACACAACTATTGCTGGTAACGTCGCCCATACCAATCCGATAATCTTGGATTCGGCAGGGCGTGTGCCTGGTGGCGAGATTTGGCTTACAGACCAATCATATAAGTTTGTTCTTAATGATGCCAATAACGTACTCATTGCAACGTATGACAACATTTTTGCCATACCTCCTGTTTCCGCTTTAGATGCAGCGACCACACCATTAACGGGTTCTGAGATTTTATCTATCGTTCAGAGTGGATCAACAGTTAAAGTCTCTGTTGCTAACCTGACTGCTGGACGTGCGGTTAGCGCAGAGTCTGCGGTTGTTTCGGGCAATGTACTTGTTGGTGCAACTTCTACAAGAAGTGTCGGCAACAGTTTTCAAAATACAACATCATCTCAAATTTTTAACGAATTAAAAGCTACTGACCTTGCTGCATTTACTACTGTTTTAAATAGAAATGATTCTAATTCCGCACGTATAGTATTTGGCAAGTCAAGAGGCACAACGGCGGGAAGCGTTACAACGGTTCAAGCTAACGACAATTTGGGATCAATGTATTGGGCGGGTGCAGATGGCACGTCTTTAAATCCAATCGCCGCAACTATTGACGTAGCAGTAGACGGAACACCTGGGCTAAACGATATGCCTGGACGCATGGTGTTTTCTACTACTGCTGACGGTGCTAGTACACCAACCGAACGTGTGCGTATTAACTCTTCTGGTAACGTGGGAATTGGTACCGCTACGCCCAGTGCTCCGCTTCATGTTGAAGGGACGTTTAACAGTTTTAATCCAACTGGAAATGGAGTGCTTTTAGGAACAGATGGTGGGTACAGTTTTATTCGTTTAAACGAAGTCACTGGTGGACTTATTGATTTTTCAACATCGGGCACAGCTTTTAAAGGACGTATTGAGTACCTTGACGCAAATAATACAATGTCATTTTTTACCGGTGGCATTGAGCGAATGAGTGTTAGTGGCACTGACGGAATATTACTTAGCAGAAGCACTCCAATTGCTGGAATAGGGTCTAGCGTTTCTGTAAGTTACGTTCCTAATTCTGGTCACGGAATTACTTTAAAAGCAGAATCAACAGTATTTACCTACAACGCAATTAGATTTTTAAATATTGCTGATGGCGTAAGCGGCACTATTACCCAGACTACATCAACGGTTTCATACAACACGACTTCGGATTATCGCTTAAAAGAAAACGTATTGCCCATGATAGGGGCGCTTGCTAAAGTAGCAGCCCTCAAGCCCGTTACCTACACATGGAAAGTGGATGGCGTGGCAGGACAAGGTTTTATCGCCCATGAGTTGCAAGAGGTTGTGCCTGATTGCGTAACAGGAACAAAAGATGCCGTTGATGAAAATGGCAATATTCGTCCTCAAGGCGTAGATACATCATTCCTAGTTGCTACTTTAACGGCAGCAATTCAAGAGCAACAAGCAATGATTGTTCAATTACAGGCTGATGTAGCTGCATTAAAAAGCACAAACTAAGTAAAATATTGTATATTAACCGTACTGGTGCGCCCACCAGGGTTTCTTAGGAAACAAAAATGTCAGAAGAAGTAAGCCAAGCGGAAGTAAATCCCGCGCCGGAACTGGAAGCTACGGTAGCCCCAGTATCTGAAGTTCAAACGCCGGAAGTAGACCAAGACCAGCAGCCAGCCAAATCCTTTAGTCAGGAAGAACTGGACGCAGCCATTGGAAAACGGCTCGCAAGAGAGCAACGTAAGTGGGAAAGAGAGCAGGCTCAAAGAGCGCAACCACCTGTGCAGCCAGCTACTCCCGTAGCGCCAGAACAGTTTGAATCGACCGATGCGTATGTAGATGCACTTGCAACGCAAAGAGCCGAACAACTTTTGGCACAACGAGAGCAGAATAAGCAAAGGACGGAACTCCTAGAGTCGTATCACGACAGAGAGGAAAAGGCACGGGAGAAGTATGACGACTTTGAACAAGTCGCCTATAACCCAAACCTTCCAATCACTGATGTGATGGCTCAGTCGATTCAATCATCTGATATTGGTCCCGAAGTGGCTTACCACTTAGGCGCTAATCCGAAAGAAGCTGAACGCATCGCCCGCCTATCGCCAATCTTGCAGGCTAAGGAAATTGGTAAGTTGGAAGCTAAATTAGCCTCTGATCCGCCAGTTAAGAAAACATCTAACGCGCCAACGCCTATTAGTCCTCTCACTGCCAGAAGCTCGGGTTCGCCCGCATACGATACGACTGACCCACGCTCAATTAAAACAATGAGCACCTCAGATTGGATCGAAGCTGAACGGCAACGTCAGGTTAAAAAGCAGGAAGCGCTACGCAACCGCTAACTTACTTTTAGGAAATTATCATGGCTAATAGCCTTCTTACCATTGACATGATCACACGAAAGTCTCTTGAAATCCTTGAGAACAATCTTGTGCTCACACGTAACGTCAACCGCCAATATGACGACTCCTTCGCTGTTGAAGGCGCCAAGATTGGTTCAACTCTCCGTATCCGCCTGCCCGATCGTGCGCTGGTGACTGACGGTGCCGCCCTGCAAGTTCAGGCCGACAACGAACAGTTCACAACGCTGACAGTCTCCAGCCAGAAGCACATTGGTGTTAACTTCACCTCTGCCGAACTGACAATGCAGTTGGATGACTTCGCAGAGCGTGTCTTGAAGCCTCGCGTTTCGCAGTTGGCATCTTCGGTTGACGCCGACGTTGCGACTTCGTACAAAGGCATTGCTAACGCAGTCGGCACACCAGGCACTACGCCTGCGACTTCCTTGGTTCTGTTGCAAGCTAACCAGAAGCTCAACGAATTTGCCACCCCAATGGATCAGCGCTACGCAACGGTTAACCCTGCTGCCAACGCCGGTCTGGTTGAAGGCATGAAGGGTCTCTTTAACCCAACCGGCACTATCAGCCGCCAGTTCAAGAACGGCATGATGGGTGAAGGCATTTTGGGTCTAGACGAGATCAATATGTCTCAGTCAATTAGCAACCACACAAACGGCGATTGGGGTACTGCCATCACTGTGACTACAACTGTCGCAACTGAAGGTCAGTCAACACTCGCAATCAGTTTCACTGGTTCAAGCAAGACATGGAACGTGGGCGACATCTTCACCATCGCTGGTGTGTTCGCTGTTAACCCACAGACACGTCAATCGACAGGTAGCCTCCAACAGTTCACCGTGACTGCTGCGGCAACTGGTTCTTCCTCAGCCACACTGAGCATCAGTCCTGCTCTGTACACTGCTGGAAACGCATTGGCTACTGTGCTTACATTCCCACAAGCTGGTGCTGTTGTGACGATGTTTGGTTCAGCGACTGTTGGCTACCCGCAAAACTTGATCTATCACAAAGATGCGATTTCGTTTGCTACGGCTGACTTGTTGTTGCCACAGGGCGTGGATATGGCTTCACGCCAAGTCCATAACGGTATTTCGTTGCGTATCGTGCGTCAGTACGACATCAACAACGACCGCCTCCCCTGCCGTATTGACGTTCTGTATGGCTTCGCAGCTATCCGTCCTATCACTGCCGTCCGTCTCTGGGGCTAA